GCTTGTTGAAATGGCCATAGCTAAGTTGCGTTGAATGCAAAGGGAAGGCCCAAGCTTTGTCTCGACAAGGATTGCAGAGACGATAACTGCAATGGCGCTTGTCATCGTGCTTATACGGTGAATGGTAAAAGAGTTGGTTGGGATACCGATAGTGAAGATGAATGTGAAGTAGATGTTGTTACCACCCCGTGTATCAATATGGCACCCTCTGCCACACCCATTGATGAAAGTTGTGATGACCCTGAAGCCCAAGTTAGCCCCGGTGGAGTGAAGAACAAGCGAGGAAAGAAAGGAAAGAAGTATCCAGGATTGAGACCTTTGAAGAAGGCAGCTGACGGAACACAAGCTTATTCGCGTTATGATTACTCTCACGAGCAAGAAAAGATGCGAAGAGCTGGTGGAGGTAAGTTGTCGAAATATCAGATGAATGTCACCCCCAAAGCGCAAGCTAAGGAGATGATAGAAGCCCAAATGCAGGCTGATGCTGGTCACGCAGCAATAGCCCACAAAGTAAGGAATAATTGTTATGATATGCTTATTCAAGGTCACGAGTTTGGTGCACTTCTGGCACTAGGAGGTTATGAGTTCTTGATACCGAATCACTATTTAACCCATTTTGAAAAGCGCTTTGAGAAAAGCGAGATTGTCACACTAAGAAACAGTATAAACCCTGAAGTTGAATTTTTCGTGCCACTACAAGCAATGTTGAAAAAGACATTGGTTGGAAATGGTGTGAAGGATTTAGCGATTTTTAGTGTTCCCAGGAATTATATGGGTTCCCGCCCAGATATCCTATCAAAATGGATGACTAGTGAGGAGTTAAACAGAGACAGAGATTGGTATGTTCGTGTTGATGTGAAGAGAGATAAAGCGTTTGATAGCTACTTTGGTGATGCAGATATGATACCCATTCGCAGAGTACTCGGACCCGATGGTGAAATGTATGATATAGCTGGCGCTGTGTCATATGAGTTACCAACGAAAAGAGGAGACTGTGGACGTCCTGTGTTCATATTGGATGGTTCGACCGGACCGAGAAAGATTTGTGGAATTCATCTTGCAGGTAAAGAGGCAGCTAATGGTTTGGCCGCTTTGATACCGCGTGAGATGCTTGACGAAGCCCTAAAGAACTTTAAAGACAGAATAACCGTCTTGCCCACTGGATTTATTGAATCTGATTATCTAGTGTGTGAGGGGAACTTTTTGCCTTGTGGTGTAGTAGAGAAAGGAGTTCATATGGGAAGCAAATCTTCTTTGGAAAGATCGGAATTATTTGAAGACTGGAGTGTGTGCGATAACGCCTTAGCCCCCCTAGGGAAAATTGTAGTTGATGGAGAGTTGATTGATCCATATGTTAATGCGATAAGAAAGTATGGACGTAGAAATTATCATGTTGATCAAAAGATTCTTGATGCGTGTAGGAGATCAGTTACAAATTACTTGAGTGAGCGAACAGCGAGATCTAAGTTTAGAAGGATTCTTAATTACGAGGAAGCAGTTAAAGGTGTAGAAGGAGAGACGTTTATAGAGAGTGTCAATAGGCGAACAAGTGCTGGTTATCCTTATTCCTTAACGGGAAGAGGGAAGAAGGCATTCTTTGGTGATGGAGATGACTACGAAATGGACAGTATTCCGGCGAAAGAGTTAGAAGCGAAAGTGAAATTGGTTATAGAAGATGCAGCGAAAGGTATTAGACATACACATGTTTACACAGATTTCTTGAAGGACGAGCGACGAACTAAGGAG